AGACAGGTTTGTACGAAGCCGTCAAACTGGGCGATATCGAGGTCAAGTACAACAAATCCAGCCAGGCCGTCGGCACCATCAACAACGTGTTCGACGTTTACCCCTGGCTGCAGTCTTATCTCGGCGCCTACTGCCTTGGTGGCAGCGGCGGTTATCAAGTCCGCGTCGTAAGAGGTTGACATGGCTGGAGCACTCGACAGTCTCTTCAAAAGTGTCGCCAAGTCTGTGGTATCAGATCTTGGTACTGCTCTAGATACCAGCATCACTTATACCCGCAAAACTGCCCCGACCTACGACGTAGACACTGGCGCTCTAACTACAACAAATACCAGCTATTCCAGTATCAAAGTTCCGGTTGAGTTTGTGGTTTCGGAGGAAGAAGAAGGCCGCGAACAACGCCAGGCTAAGGTGTACATCACACCCGACAAAATTGGCGGCAACCAGCCAACTCTCCAGGACGAGATCATCCTTACGTACGCAGGATCCACCCGTACCGCCCAAATCACCGACATCCGCACCTATCGCGGCGGCCAAGAATACCTCTACATCCTGCTGGTGCGGTTCTGATGGCACGCAAAAGAGGTATCGGTAACATTGTTCCTGATCTAACAAAGCAGTTGGATCGAGACTTTAATGCTTTTATTCAAGTAGCTCTTGAAGGACTTGCTTCTAAAGAAAACAGCCCTGTTTATACCGGATTCTTTGCATCCAGCTGGAAAGCATCAACACAAAGAACAAAACCACAAGACCGCGTTGAAGATTTTGCTCCATGGTCTGACCTTAAGAAACGCCGCAGCAAAGGAGACACCACGGCATTTCGAATCGAGCCGCGGTTTAAAACACCCGAGTTTAACTATCGATCCAAAGTGTTTATCGGTAATGCAGCTAAGTATGCTGCGTATGCACTGGAAAACCCTAAAGTTGCAAACTTTGTACAGGGCGAGCTGAGAGATCTCATCCGCAGCAGTTTCAACGAGAAACGCGGTCCCCAGATATTTGTTGGCGTAACCAAGGGCACTGGCGGACTTGGTTTCTTCCGCAGCCGCGACTATGTTTCTTACGAGAAGATCTAAGCCATGAGCCTTGTAAGTGTCCGTGCGGCCTTCGAAAAAGCCGTAAAAACTGCCGTAGACGCCGCCGACAACACTGTCACGGTGGTGTACGACAACACGCCTTACACAACCCCCAGTAAAACCACGAAGTACGTGGTCATCTCAGTCAATTTCAACCGCTCCACCATGCAGAACATGGGTGGGGCGGCTGACTTTTACAGCGGAGTTATCAGTTGCAACGTTTACGTTCCTAAGAACGCTGGTACCTCCGTGCTTGCCGCTATCAGCGAAGCGGTGATCGACGGCCTTACCTCCGTCAACGCCTCTGGGTACACCGACACCTACAACTGCGACCCCCGCGTCCTCGACATCGTCGGTCCGACACCGTTAGACATTGAAGACCGCTCCCACTTTGTGGGACTGATTTCTTGCCAGTTCACAGCAAACGCCTAGTGTATTATTGAAGAAAGCACTTTTTTGAAATGCGAGCTGCAGAACTCCTGCGCAACAAGTTCGGCGTCAGCCAGCTGTACAAGCACGAGGTAAAAATCGAAGGTGAAACTCTGCTGGAGATCTACTGGCATCCTCTGACCATCGCTGAGCGCGAATCCATCCAGAAAAAGTCCGCCGCCGATGACGCAGGCGACTTTGCCCTCAGCCTGATGCTGGAGAAAGCCCTCGACAAAGACGGCAAGCGCCTTTTTGCTGATGGCGACCGCGCCGTTCTTCGCCGCGAAGTCGAAGCCAGCATCCTCCAGGAAATCCAGCTGGCAATGCTGACCTCTGGCACCGAAACCAAGGTGGAGGAAGCGAAGGCTGAACTAAAAAGCTAACAAGGACTGGCTGTTCATCTTTTTTCTGGCCAAAGAACTAGGAATGACTGTCAAACAACTATGCGAGCAGCTGACCGCCGAAGAGCTTGTCGGCTGGAGCGCCTTTTACGAAGTAAAGGCAGAGGAAGAGGAAAAGGCTATGAATACAGCCAAAACTGGCAAGGCTGTGCAAGCCATGAGCAGGCGTTAGACTTCCCAGAGAGGTTTCGCGCCTGATCGTGGCCAACTACAGCGTAGATATTGAATTAGCCGTAAAAGGCCAAGGTCAACTCCGAGCGTTAGAGCAGCAGATAACTTCACTAGAGCAAGCAGCACGAAAATTAAGAACTATTGAGATTAGTGGGGCAACTAAGTTAGCAACTAGCGAGTTAGAAAAACAAAGAGATTTATACATAAAGTCCGGAGTCGCCAGGCGCGAGGCTTTAATACTCGCCAATCGAGAGCTTGAAACTGAACAAAAAATAAACGAAGTAATCGATGCACGCCGAGAACTTCAACAGAAACAAAAAACTGCTAGTCAGCGTGCCGAAAGCCTCGCTCTCGGCGCAGGTTTCCCCTTGCTGTTTGGCGGCGGTGCAGGCAGTGTTGCAGGTAGTGTATTAGGTTCCTTTTTTGGTACGGGTTTTGGTGGACAGATTTTAGGCGGAGCACTGGGTCAAGCACTGGACCAGGCTATACAAAAAGCAGGTCAATTAGGTTCAGCAGTACAACAATTAAGTCTTAATGCTTTAGAGGAAAGTGGTTACCGAGTAAGTGCAACTTTACAAACGCAAGTTGAACTGCTTAAACAAGTAGGGGATGTCAGAAGTGCACAAGCCGCAATAGAACAAGATATTCTTGTAACTACAGGAGCTTTACCCGGAACAACATCCGGGATAGCGGACGCCGTCAATCTATTAAATAGCGCTTGGAACGAGACTACGACAGCTGTATCTACTCTTTTAGGTATCCTCGGGGCTCCCTTTGCGGCAGCTTTAGCTGCAATACTTAACGCGGTTAATCTTATTGTAAAAGGTATAAATGTTGCCCTTTCAACCGTCGGAGCGGTACTGAAAACAGTCGGCGAATTTGTAGTCAAACTGATTGCCGGAGACGACGCCGTAAGAAACATCAATGATGGCTTAAGAGCTAATAACCAAGAATTAGAAAAAGCCCGTGCTATTTACGCTGAAATTCTTGCCGCTAACAACGCTGAGATACTACTAAATAAAGAGATAATTAGTCTAGAAAAGCAGCGTACTGCGGGACGGACAGAAGCCGAAAAATTATATAATGCTCAACTAGATTATCAACAAAAGCAAAAAGAGATTGAGGCCCAGTTCGACAAGAAAAAGGCGGAGATTAATAGTGGGCTAACCGAAAGCAATGGACAACTTATTGAACAGCAACTTAAACAAAATGAAACTTTACGGAGCCAAGCGCTAGAACTCGCCAGTATTAAGGCTAAACGTGCTGAAAGTGTGATTATTGCCGCCGAGCAAGACAAGCGCGATCGGGAAACAGCACAAAAACTAGAGCAACAACGCAGAGAACTGGAACGCATAGCAAAGTTACGGGTTAAGCAGCTGAGCGATGCCCAAGACGCATACAACCTGGCTGATGCAGATCGCAACATAGCCGGTGCAATTACAGACGAAAGCAAATTAGCGGCAGAGTTTGATCGTGAGCGAGTCAAGCGAATGATAGATTTCCGCAAACTGTACGCAGATTCTCTCAGCGACAAAGAACGTGAGTTTCGCATAGAAACTCAGTATTTAAAGGCTACCGAGGCGCAAATTATTTATGAAGACAAACTGACTGAAATACAAAAAACACGTACACGAGAGCTATACGCACAATTAGGTGCTGTAGACGTGCTGGGTAAAAAGACACAAGACAGATTAGCAAACGCTTTTGGCGGATACACAGACATACCATTTATGCCCCAGTTAGATCTTGTGCCCGGTATTACCGATGGCAAGCTCGGCAGCGAACTAGAAAAAGTACGCATGGAACTGGAGAAACTGATTGAACCTGCTAATCAAGTTAGTCGGGGAGCCGAGTCTATTGGCAAGGCTTTTTCTGACTCTTTTGTGCAAACAATTAACGGGTCTATTTCAGCACAACAGGCATTAGCCAATCTATTTCAGAATACGGCTAATGCATTTTTAAATATGGCAGCAGAAATGATAGCCAAATATATCCAAATGCAAATTATAGGGTTGGTCAAAAACTTCTTTCCAGGAGGCGGTTTATTTACAGGTGCTGGACCGTATCAATTTGGTGGCGGCGGGAATGTTGCCGGGACCGCATTTAGCCCTGGCCTAAATCTTATGGCGCGTGCGGCTGGCGGACCAGTCTCCGCTGGCTCCTCCTACCTCGTCGGCGAAAAAGGTCCGGAATTGTTCATGCCCGGTACTTCCGGCAAGATCATTCCTAATGATGCACTCGGCGGAATGGGTGGCGGCAGCGTTGTAGTGAACGTCGATGCCAAAGGCTCTACAGTTGAAGGCAACAGCAACCAAGCAAGCCAGCTGGGCAAGGTCATTGGCGCCGCTGTCCAGCAAGAACTCATCAAACAGAAAAAACCCGGCGGCCTACTCGCATAACCAATGGCTACCTTCCCCCTGATCACTCCAACGTACGGCGCACAAAAGAACAGTGCGCCAGTCGTTCGCACGGTCCAATTCGGTGACGGTTATGAGCAGCGTCTGACCTACGGCGTCAACCAAAACCCCAAAGTCTGGGAACTGACCTGGAA